CACAAGGCCTGACGGACGTGATGAGCGCTCTGCAGGGCTACAGCACACCAGCAGCTTAAAGGAACACACACATGCCTTCAGGTCTCATTCCCTTTGCGGGTTCACTTCTGGCAACTCAAACCGGTGAACTCGCCGGCGCCGTTGGCCGGGACGGCAAGGAATACTTGTTCGGAATCTTGGCAAACTTTCCAGCAGCATCCGCGCCACTTCCCGCGGTGGTGGCCAGTGGTGTTGCGATTACCGGCGGCACGATCAACGGCACCCAGATTGGGAATACAACTCGCGCATCAGTGGCGGCTTCATCCGTGTCGATCACCGCGACAGACTCATCCGGCACCCCGGGCAACGTCACCAACAACGCGGCCAATGGTCGTGCCGCGTTCGCTGCGGGGGCCAGCTCGGTGGTTGTAACAAGCACCGCGGTCGCCGCCGCCGACAACGTGCATGTGACTTTGCTCGGCGCCGCTGACGCCACCCTGACCAGCATCGTCGGGGTTACCGTGGCCGCTGGCTCGTTCACGGTGACAGGCAACGCTGCCGCCACCGCAAACAAGAGCTTCATGTTCACCGTGATGAAGGTTTGATATGGCACTCGTCTCAATGAAGACCCCTGAAGACGACGGCATGGAGGAGATGTCTTCCGACTGCTGCCCGTGCATTTATCTGAACGACGACCAGGTCGAGGCACTGGGCATTAAAGGCGTTCCCGTCCCGGGCACCACGATGCGCCTGGTTTGCAACGCCGTGATCACTGTTGTGCGTGCTGAAGCAGAAGAGGCGGAGGAGGGCAAGACGGAGGGCTCGACGCCTGACGTTTACCTGACCCTCAAGATCACAGAGATGGAAGCGAGCCAGTCGACGAGCTCCGCCGACATGGCGAGCGCCCTGTATTCGTGACTCGCAACCCGCTCGACACTCGCGCGACTGAACGCGCACAAGAAGACGCCGCGCTCGAGGAGCGCGTGGCCCGGGACCGCGAGGTCTCGGACCTTCGCAATTTGATGAGCACCCCCAGTGGGCGCCGCTTCATGTGGCGACTGCTCGACAAGGCGGGGATCTTCAAGTCGAGCATGACCGGCAACTCGCAGACCTTCTTTCTGGAAGGTCAGCGCAACATCGGTTTGTTCCTCATGGCCCTGGTCAACGAGCACTGCCTCGATGAGTACGTTCTGATGCTCACCGAGAACCGCACCGCCTGAGGGGTGCGGATATCGCTCATGAGCACTGAATCCACGCAAGTCACCAGCCAAGAATCCACTGATGCTGGGGTACAAGCAGCGACGACGGACACACTCCTGACGGACACACCGGCGGAGGGCACTACTGCCCCTGTCGAATCCGAAGCGAAGGCAGACGAGGCGGCGACCGAGGTCCAAGCCCCTGAGTCTTACGAGTTCGCGATGCCCGATGGGGTGGAGCTAGACGAGAAGGCCGCGGCTGAATTTAGCGATATCGCCAAGGAGCTCAAGCTCCCCCAGGACCAGGCGCAGAAGATCGTGGACATGTACGCCAAGCGCGTGCAGGGCCAGGTCGAAGCGCACAAGACTCTGGTGGAAGGCTGGGCCTCGACGGTGAAGGCGGACAAGGAGATCGGCGGCGACAAGCTGCCCGAGAGCCTGGCCACCGCGCGCAAAGCCGTTGACACGTTCGGTAGCCCCGAGCTGAAGAACCTTCTCAACACCTCGGGCCTGGGCAACCACCCCGAGTTCGTCAAGCTGATGTATCGCGCCGGGAAAGCGATCTCTGAAGATCGCTTCATTGTGGGAGGCGAGACGGGTGCCGTAAACACCGACATCGCCAAATCCCTGTACCCCAACCAACCGTAACTTAAGGAAACTGAACCATGGCTCTTCTTGCATCTGGCGCGCTGACCCTCGCCGACTGGGCCAAGCGCCTCGACCCCAACGGCCAAGTGCCCAAGGTCGCCGAGCTGCTTTCACAGACCAACGAGATCCTCGAGGACGCCGTGTTCATGGAGGGCAACCTGCCCACCGGTCACCGCCTGACGATCCGCACTGGTTTGCCCAACGTCTACTACCGCACGATCAACCAGGGTGTCCCGACTTCCAAGTCCGTGACCACCCAGGTCGATGAAGCCTGCGGCATCCTGGAAGCCCGCAGCCACATCGACGTGGAACTGGCCAAGCTGAACGGCAACACCGCTGCCTTCCGCCTGTCCGAAGACCAGGCCTTCCTGGAAGCCATGAACCAGACCATGGCCGGCGCGATGTTCTACGGCAACCCCGGCACCGACCCCCGTCAGTTCCTGGGCCTGCAGACCCGCTACAGCTCGCTGTCCGCAGGTAACGGCGCCAACATCCTGTCCGCCGGCGGCGGCGCGGGTAACACCAACAACTCGATCTATCTGGTCGTTTGGGGTGAGAACACCGTGTTCTGCCCGTTCCCCAAGGGTTCCAAGGCGGGCCTGATGCACCAAGACCTGGGCGAAGAGTCCGTGCCAGACTCGAACAACAACTTCTACCAGGCACTGCGCTCGCTGTACCAGTGGAAGAATGGCCTGGCCGTGAAGGATTGGCGCTACATCGTCCGTATTGCCAACATCAACACGTCCGACCTGACTGGTCAGACCGGCACGCAGGCTGCTACTGCCGCCACGCAGATCATCAATTTGATGAGCCGCGCCCTGGACCGTATCCCCAACTTAGGGATGGGCCGCCCCGTGTTCTACGCCAACCGCACCGTCTACTCGATGTTGCGCGTCGCTGCGTTGAACAAGTCGAACGCTGCTCTGTCGATCGAGAACGCACTCACCCAGTTTGGCACGCCTTACGCGCTGACCAAGTTCCTGGGTGTGCCGCTGCGCAAGGTTGATCAGCTGCTGACCACCGAGGCTCAGGTGACCTGATGAGCTAGGGCAGGGCGCAGGCCCTGCCTCTCGATCACCTCCAACCCATTAAGCAAGGAACATCACCATGATTCTCGACTCAGCTCTGTTGCTCTCGGGCAGCATCTCCGCAGCAGGCGTCCTCACCGGCCAGCTGGTCACCGCCAACAGCACCCTCTCCACCAACACCATCGACATGGCCTCGTTGACGCTCGGCGGCAACCAGCCCACCGACGTCGGTGCCGGTGAACCAATCGAGATAGAGTTCAGCATTTTGGTCGCCCCGGCCACCGCTACCGACTTGACGTTTCAGCTGATCCAGGCTGACGACGCTGCTTTGACAAGCAACGTCCAAGTGCTGTGTCAGACGGGCGCGTTCACAATCGCCCAGCTCCCGGTCGGCTCGATCGTGCCCCTGCACTATGACCAGGCCGCCCCGCTTGCGCCGAAACGCTATATCGGCGTTCGGTACATCGCAACGGGTAGCACCATCACGGCCCTGTCGGTTGTGGCCTCTGTCGTGAAGAACGTCCAGAGCGTGAGGAACATCAGCTACAAGTCTGGATTCTCCGTTTCCTAAGACCGACTAACCCCACCATCCTCGGGTGGTGGGGTTCTTTTCTGAGAGCAATCATGCCCCGCTACCGACTCACCGAACGCACTCTCATTGGCAACGACTTGGTCGAGCCCGGCGAGGTCGAATTCGACGGACTGCCGACCCGCATCTTTGTCCCGCTTGACGAAGAGGGAGAAGCCAAGCGCGCCGAGTACGAGGCAGTCGAGGCCAAACGCCAAGCCGACAACCTCGTGATCTCTGGCCGTGAAGCCATGGCCCAGATCGATCCTACCCTTGCCGCTGCTGTTCGCCAGATCGTGATCGACACCATGGCCGAAATCAACAAGCCAAAGACTGCGGCAAAAGCTAAAGCCGCCGACCTGGCCTAATTCGGGCCTCAAGGCTGTGACACCCGGGCCGCCACGAGCGGCCCTTTTTGTAGGAGAGACCCGTGGCCAGTGCCGTCGATATCTGCAACACCGCGCTATCGCTGATTGGCGCAGATGCCCTGGTGAGCTCCATCTCGCCCCCCGACGGCAGCGTCGAGGCGGGGCACTGTGCTCGGTTCTACCCGCTGGCCAGGCTGGCGATGATTGAGATGGGCAACTGGTCGTTCCCCAAGACACGCGCCGTTCTGGCCGAGGTCGACAACGTCAGCACGATCTGGACCTACGCCTACGCACTGCCGGCCGACGCGATCGACGCCAAGCGCATCCTGCGCCCCGACTCGACCACCAACAGCATCAGCATGTCGGACCCCTTCGGCAGCCTCTACCCGCAGGTGCCAAGCTACTTCATCGCAAGCGATGAGAGCGCCGGCGCACCCTTTGAGCTCGACGGCGGCATCATCCGCACCAACGAGCCCGACGCCACGCTGATCTACTCGCGCGACGTCACCGACACCACCAAGTTCTCGCATTCGTTTGTCATCGCGTTGAGTTACATGCTGGCCAGCTATCTGGCAGGGCCCATCATCAAGGGCATGCCCGGCATTCAGATCGGCAAGGCGCTGCGCCAGGAAGCGATGCAACTGGCAGCGGCCTCGAGCGCCGGGGAGGCGAACAACGGCTTGACGATCAACGAACCCGTGGCTGCCCAGCTGCGCGCCCGTGCATGAAGACCAACCTGCGATCGTTTGCCGGTGGGGAGATCACCCCCGAGATGTTCGGCCGCATTGACCTGGTTAAGTACCAGACCGGCCTGTCGTTGTGCAAAAATTTTATCTGCTTGCCCCACGGCCCGATCACCCGCCGCCCCGGGACCGACTACACCAACGAGGCCAAGGAGAGCAGCACAGCCGTTCGCCTGGTCTCGTTCGCGTTCAGCGCCACTCAGACGATGGTGCTCGAGTTTGGCAACCTTTACCTGCGCTTTCACACCAACGGGCAGACGCTGCTCGAGGCCAACCAGACGATCGGCAGCATCGCCGGCAGCACGGTCAACCTGACCGCGCACGGCTACGTGGCTGGCAATTGGGTCTACATCGGCACGCGCTACTTCATTGTGGCCACGGCCGCTGCCAACTCGTTCACGGTGACCAACCTCGACGGAACCACCGGGGCGCCTTCTGGGACCACGGTGGCCCGGGTCTACACCGTGACCACGCCCTACACCGCAGCAATGCTGCCCACGCTCAAGTTCGCACAGAACAACGACGTACTCACGATCACCACGGCCAGCACCTACACGCGCGAGCTTCGCCGCCTGGGCTCCACCAACTGGACGCTGACCACGGTCTCGTTCGTGCCAACGCTTGCCGCGCCCACGGGCGTCACCGCCGTGGCCACGATACCCACGGCCACCAATCCGACCGCGGCAGTCTATGGGGTGACGACCGTAGGCGCTGACGGCGTGACCGAGTCCGCGCTCTCCAGCACGGCCTCTGCAACAAACAACCTGACCCTGGCCGGAAACTTCAACACCATCAGCTGGTCGGCCGCCACCGGCGCACTGCGTTACAACGTCTACAAACTGCGCGGCGGGATCTATGGCTACATCGGCCAGACCACCACGTTGTCGATCATCGATGACAACATCCTCGCCGACACCAGCGTCACGCCCCCGACCAACGCGATCACGTTAAACGCGACGACCGACTGGCCGACGACAGTGGCCTATTACGAGCAGCGCCGATGGTTCGCAGGCACCACCGCCGAGCCCCAGACGGTGTGGGCCACCCGCAGCGCCACCGAGTCGAACCTGACCTCGAGCCTGCCCAGTCGCGAGGACGACGGGCTCAAGTTCCGCCTGGCCTCGACCAAGCAGAACGCGATCCAGCACCTGGTGCCACTGAACGACCTGATCGCGCTCACCGTCGGTGGCATGTT